GTGAATCGATCGGTACTGCTGTGACTCGCACTCAAGGTCTGATTCAATACTTCGGCATGTTGTCGACTCACACTCTCGCGATCATCGGTCAAACTGATTTACTCGCGGGCGCCGCGATCGTTCAAGCTCTGCCCCTCATGTGGTTCGTCGTCAGCTATACGGCTGCCGATGTCGCGCCGAGCGGGATGATCGATCTCGTGAGAACGGGATTGTTCACTCAGACCCGCTGTTTGTTCTACGAAGATTCTTCGAGCGGTGGCATCAACGCCGTGATCGAATCAGCTTCCTATGCCGGCAGAGCGCTGTCGGTAAACTTCACGGGTTCTTTAACCACGTTGACGATGAATCTAAAACAGCTTGCAGGAGTCAACCCGGACCCGAATATCAATTCGACTGTCCTCGGCCAGGCGATCACTGCGGGAGCCGACCCTTACATCAACATCGCGGGATCCCCCGAGGTTTTGAGTTCGGGTGCTAATCAGTATTTTGACAACGTCTACAATCAGCTCTGGTTCTCTGGTGCGATTTCAGTCGCTGTGTTCAACTACCTTCAGCAAACCAGTACGAAGATTCTGCAGACTCAAGACGGGATGAACGGTTTGATCGGTGCGATTCGTCAGGTCTGCTTGCAGGCTGTTGCGAATGGTTATCTCGCCCCGGGTACCTGGAACAGCTCGACGACTTTCGGGAACATCTCAGACTTTAATAACAACATCAATCAGTACGGATTTTACATTTACGCCACGCCGATCAATCAGCAAACGCAGAGCGCCCGAGCTAACAGACAGGCTCCTCTCGTTCAGGTCGCCGCTAAACTTGCCGGAGCGATTCAAAGCGCCTCGGTTACTGTCGTTATTAACCCCTAAGGAGATAGATCATGGCTGTCACGGTACTAAGCGGTTCAGATACGATTGTCATCAACGGAAGAGTCATCAACGACTTCGCAGATCAGAATGTCGGGGACTTAAGCTTTCCGAACAATGTCGCGGTCGTGAAGACTGGCAAAAACGGGAACTCTCTCTATGCGCTTAACACTACGGGTCTTCAAGCTGACATGAAGCTTCGTATCGTGAGAGGTTCGGCTGACGATAAGTTCATGCTGGCGCTTTACAACTCCCAACAGAACAACTTCGCTGGATTCGTTTTGATGCAGGCTTCGATCGTGAAACAGCTCGGCGATGGTCTCGGGAACATCACTTACGACACTTACGCCTGCATCGGCGGGATTTTCGTCAAGGCTCAGCCTGTGATCTCTAATCCTGAAGGAAACACTGAACAGAACATCACGATGTACGAAATCATGTTCTCGAACGCTCCTCGCAGTATCGGATAAGGGGGAAGCATGAAAGAATTCACGCTCAAAAGCGGAGCCGTTCTAACGGTCAACGTTGCTCCTTTTCAGGAAGCTAAAAACCTTTTCCAATCATTTTTAAGAAGCTTGAACGGTGTCGACGTGCAGACGATGGAGCAGTTCGACTTCGCCTTGACCGCGGCCTACTTCTCAAGTTCTGAAGTCGAGAGAAACACATGGGAATGTTTGAAGTCCTGCACTTATCAATCTAAGACGATTCCCGCGCCCGGGATTAAAGTGACTCCTGAATTGTTTGAGTCTGAAGAAAATCGGGATGACTTGGTTAATGTCTTTATCGAGTGCGGAGCGGAGAACATCAAACCTTTTACGAAAGGCCTCTTTGCCGTGTTACCACGGCTTTCAGGGATGATCACCAATATCCCCAAGTCAAAATAGAGGCCGAAGATTCTCTCCTAACTTATTTCAGACTCTGTGAAGAAGGTTACGCTGACAGCGTCGAGCAAGCGAAGAAGATGGATGCTCGAACTGTGATTCAGGCGAACCACAGAATCAAATTTAAGTCTGACTACAGACTGGCTTTCGGAGAGTTAAATCATGGGCGTTAAGGCGGGAGATTTTTTCGTAAACTTAGGAATCAAAGGCTCTGACAAAACAAAGAACGATGTCAAGGGCGTGAAGTCTGGATTTGATGAACTTAAAGCCACTTCGCTCGAAGCGAAGGTCGCGCTCCTCGCTGTCTTGGCAGTGGTTGAGAAGATTACTGCTTCGTCTATTACACTCGGGCAAACTCTTAAAAACTTCAGCGCCATCACTGGCATTTCATCAAAAGTAACTCAAGAGTATTCTCTTGCAGGTAAACCTTATGGTGTTTCTGAAGAAACTACCAGGTCCACGCTCGCCAACATTCAAACCTCTATGATCGGGATGAAAGCTGGACAAGACGCTCCGCCTTGGTTCTTGGCTATGATCAGAAGTCTTCAAGAACATGGAGTGAAGGTCGATGTGTCGGCAGGCGCGATTGATAGATACGCGGCACATCCAGAGGAAATCATGCAACTTCAAGAGAAGTTCAACAACATGAACCAAATTCCAGTGGCCGAGAGAACCTACATCAGCCGAGAGATGGGAGTGCCTGATGAGGTTTTAGCCGCCTATCATGGCAAAGCATACGAACAAACTAACTTGAGCAGATATTCTTCGATGATTCTAAGTGAAAAAACTTTAGACTCTTTAGAAAAACAAAATCAACTGAATGAGTTAAATAAATCTTTTTTCAGTTCTATGGCTGGTAAAATCACCGGTGCCTTTTTTGAAAAGGACGAAACTAGAAAAATTCAAAAAATGGCTCCAGATGGATCCGTTAATGGACAATACTATGGTTATGAAGCTGTTATTCACCATTTTAAAAAAGCTTTTGCACCTCAACATTTCGCGAGCGAAGACAAACATCTAGCTCCCGTGGTACATAAGACTGTGAACATTTCTAAGACTTCAAACAACAGCTTCACTGGTGTATCGGCAAAAGATGTGCCGGCCATCAAGAAGGCGACTCAAACTGATCACGCGGACGATATCGCGCTGACTAACTCAGCTCATCAGGACAGATAAAAATGGCACTCGCGGGAATTCCTTCGATCTCACAACCAGCTCAGGCGCTTTCTGATCTCGCGCTCGTGACTCCTATCCTTTCGCCCGCTTATGGGCCGATAAGCGACGATGGGCAGTCGATCGGGCCGTCTTTGATGTTCGACTTCGAAGGTGAAAACTCGGTCATTTTAAAGAGCGACATCACTGATCAGTTCATCGAGGACAATACTTCTGTTCAAGATCAGATCGCTTTAAAGCCTGAAATGGTGACAGTTCATGGGTTTAAGGGCGAACTCGCGAACACTTTCCCTGCAGGACTGCCCCCAGCGACTCAGGTTCAGGCGATTTTAGGGGCTATCGGGGCATTTCAGCCCGGGTTTTCGAAGTCTGCGACCAATGTCATCAACGGGGTCGCTCAGGACTACCAAGCGGTCACTAGCGCTGTAAACGGGGCCGTCAGCGCATGGTCTACCATCAACGGGGGTCTCACTGAGACTGTCATCGCTTCGGGAGGGATTCTTGCGACAGGTGCAGTTCAAACTAAACAACAGCTGATCTTCAGCCAGTTTTACGGGTATTGGAGAAACGGTGTTCTTTTCACTGTTCAAACACCCTGGGCGATCTTCTCGCCTATGGCGATCGAAGAAATAAAGTTCACTCAGGACGAGAAGACTAACACGATCACAGATGTTTTCATCACGTTCAAAATGATGAGATTCGTTTCAACTTCACCGAACAACGGGCCTCAGTCGACGGGAAGGGCCCAGAATCAGTCCGCACCCTTAACTCAAAACGGATCCGCTTCGCTGACTCAGGCTCAGAACATCGTGAGTCAGCTCAAAACTCAAAGCCTCATCCCGGGAGCGTAACGTGAGCCAAAAGATAAACGGTATTACTTCAGACCCATATCAACAGCTGTCAGTCACTCTGCCAGACGGAACAGCTTTGGTCATTCAGCTCTACTATCGAGACTCACAGCTCGGCTGGTTCTTCACGATGCTTGACTGGAATAACGGAGCCTTTGTCGAGTGCGGCCGTCGAATCGTAACTCACCCGAACATGTTGAGGCAGTACAAGAACACGCTGAATTTTGGTATCTCGTGCCTGACGATTAACAACCGCGAACCGACGAACATTCAGGATTTCACTTCAGTGAATGGTAATCCTCCTGCCTCAGCGCTTTATCTTTTGACTGCTCAGGAAGTCCAACAGGTCGAGACGGCTATTCAGGCGCTCAAATATGCCATCTAAATTTAGAAGAAACTACAGACTAGAAATCGAAGACACCGCTGGCAATATCCAGACGATCGCCTTTCCTTTGACCTGTGACTTCAACATCGAGCGGAATACGATGGCGCAGGCGAACAGCGCGAACTTCACCGTCTTCAATCTCTCTCAAACGGTGAGGAATTTAATTTTCAAAAGCTCGATCACATTCAAAGCTCGAACGATAAACTTCTACGCTGGTTATGGCGACAATCTCCCACTCGTGTTCTCGGGGATTCTGTCGACGTGCTTATCCTTCAGAGAGTCTACTGATTGGATTACAACCATCAGCGCGAAAGACCCGGGAATTCCTATCGCCTCGAACTGTCAGGTCTCATTGGCCGCGGGCAGTTCGAGAGCTTCGAATGTTCAGAACCTCGTGAATGACTTCATGCCTGGGATTAAATTCGGGCAGATAGGAAGTCTTTTCGATGATCACCCGACTTTAGTCAGAGGCAACTCCTACAACGGCCCTGTCCTTTCAGTTTTAAAACAGATGACCAGCGGAAACTTTTACATCGACAACGGCATCGCCTACGTCTTGAAACCGAACGAATGTCTCAACGATGGGGGATATACCACGATCGACTCGTCGACGGGACTTCTCGGCAGTCCTTCTTATGACGGAGTTTGTGTGAATTGCAAAGTGATGTTCGAACCTAGAATCGTGATGAGCCAGCAGATAACACTCGACTCAGAAGAAGAATTTTTCAATGGAACTTTCAAGGTCGTGGCCTACAGTCACGAAGGAAGAATATCGGGCGCCTCGGCAGGAGAAGCGACGACAACGATCTCGCTCTACAATCCACGAGACTCGACTGGTCTTCAGATTTTGAGCGTCCAATGATCATAAAGAACACTGTATTCATAAAAGGCACGATGTCTGATCTGCTGGCCTACCACAAAGACGATGTCGCCCTCGACATCAACTGCCACGCGATCGGGACGATTCAGTCTTTCAATGCGACGAACCAGACCGCCACAGCGTCGATCAACTATCAGAAAGTCATCTACGAATATGTCGGGAACTCGTTCGGCCCTGTGCTGGTGAACTACCCGATTCTAGTCGACTGTCCCGTTCAGTTTCTATTTTCTGGAGTCGGAGGATTCACGACCCCGCCTCAGAAGGGCGATGAATGTTTGATCAGCTTCAACGATCGCGACATGGACGCATGGTTTGACGGCGACTCGAACAACGCTCCCACGACTTCGAGACTTCATTCGTTCGCTGATGGTATAATTTTCGTAGGGATTAAGTCTTCGCCGAATTCGATCTTAAACTTCGACAACACTCGACCAATGATGAGAAATTTTTCAGGTGACACTTATGTCGCTGTGACGGCTTCTAAAATTGAAATCGCAAATTCGAACTATACTTTGAACGGTCTCCTTCAGGAACTTTTGACTGAGATTCAGAACATAACTGTTCTCTGTGCCGGCAGTGGAAGCCCGAGCGGGACACCGATCAACTCCGCGGCCATATCCGCGACAGCTACAAAAATTCAAAATCTTTTACTGTGAGGAAAAAATGAGCCTTCAAGGAAACATCGTTAGAACTCTTTCGGCAGTCAAAGACTGGACTTATGGGAACAACTTGTCAGGGTACCTGAGCGGGAATTCAGCGATCGCCCAGCAGATCAACTGCAGACTCCTCCAATTTTTGGGAGAGTGTTTCTGGGACACAAACGCGGGAATTAACTGGTTCGGATATCTAGGCGGGAAAAATCCGGGTGGTCTTCAGCTTGCGATCGCAACTGTGATTCTTAATTCCTATGGAGTTCTCGGTTTGAATTCTTTATCATTTACCGTGAACGATGAAACGAGAGAGTTTTCGATTAACTGGGACGTGACAACGGTATTTTCAAAGTCCTTCCCAGGCTCCGCAACCTTCACTCTGCCGTTAGCGGCTTAAGGAACTGAAATGCCTAACAAAATTGACGGCACAGGATTAACCACAGCCACAACCGCGGAGAACGTGGCGTTCCTGACAATCGCCTATCAGCAGATTTACGGCCCGAACATCGATCTCAGTTCAAGCTCTCAAGACGGACAGATGCTTCAGATTTTCGTTCAGGTCACAGTCGACGTAGAAGATATTCTCGCGGGAGTTTATTCAGCTCGTGACATCAACCAAGCGGTCGGCACTCAGCTCGACACTTTAGTTTATTGGATTCAGAGACTCGGTGGGACTTTCACCATTCAGCCCGTGGCCATCACCACGAACAAAGCCCTCACTCTTTTCGGTTTAGATCAAACTACTCAACCCGTCTACACGGTCAGCGATGGTTCTGGGAATGAATGGCAGTTGATCAATACTCAGGTCATAGTCGGAGCGGGAACGAACACGTTCAACTTTCAATCCCTTAACCCGGGCGCGATCTCCTCGGCTCAAAACACGATCACTGTCGCGGTGACTGTCGTTCAAGGTGTGACGGTTATAAATAACCCAAGCACTTATTCGACGCTCGGAGTGAACGCTGAGACAGACGCGGCTTTTAGACTCAGAGCTTTAGCGTCTACGTCGATCGCTAGCCAGGGATTTTTCAATTCTCTTTATGCGACTCTGTCGAACACCCCGAACGAAACGAAAACGATCGTCATCGAAAACTATGGCGACACTGTTAGCCCGAACTCAACCTGCTCAGCAGTCGGTGTTCCTGCTCATGGAATCTGGGTCATCACTCAAGGAAGCGCGTTGCCTGCGACGATCGCTCAAGAGATTTACGCTCAGAGGTCTTTAGGGTGCAACATGAAGGGCGCTCAAACCTATCAGATCACTCAGGCTGACGGCTCGATCTTTGTCGTTCAATGGGACGTAGTCATCGAAGAAAATGTTTATATACAATTCACTGCCACGTCGATTGACGGGATCCACCCGCCGAACATCGCTCAGATTCTGGCTCAACTTCCTGTCTTGCTTCAGCCTCAGATCGGCGCTGTGATGAACATCAATCAGGTTCAGGCCGCGGTCAATATGATCGACCCGAACACTCTGGTCACGAATTGCGGGCTGGCTACTTCAGGAGGCGGGCCTTTCACTTCTACGGTCACTCCGACAGCTTTGAATTATCAGTTCGTCGTTCAGAGCGCGAATATCGTCATCACGCCTATGGTGATGTTGCCTCAGACTGCGATCGTGGTTCCTTTATCCACGACTCAGTTCACCGCTTACGGTGGAACTCAAACGGGCTACGTCTATTCGATTTTAGTGAACAACTCAGGAGGTTCGATCAATAGTTCCACTGGGGTCTACACAGCTGGCTCTACGCCAGGCACTGACACTGTTAAGTGTGTCGACAGCGCCTCGAATTCTGTCACGTCATCGGTGACGGTTAGCTAATGGGAACGCCCACCTACGACACAACTCAAGAGCAGATCGACTATTACGCAAATCTGCTCCCGAAAGAATACGTCACTCTGCCGAACGCTTACGCGACGATTCAAGCTCTCGCTGAAATGGCACTCATGCCACAGGGAGGGAACTATCTCACTGATCGAAACGGAAACGCTTTAACTGATGTACCGGGTAATCTTTTTATAGACGGGCCTTTTATCGAACCGATCTTGCCTCTCGCTTTGAGTGAAGCCTTTGAACTTCCGAACGCTGAAGGAGTTCAACTTGAGATTTTGGCTCAGGCTGTCGGAGTTCAAAGAAGTGGATTCAATTTATTGGGACAGTACATAACCCTTTCAGATGCCCAATTTCGGCTCCTCATTCAAGCCGCGAGTGCGCGAAACTTTCTCAGAGCTACAACTCAAGCGATTCAGGCTTTTATTTTTCAGTTTTTTTCTGGTATCCTGCAGGTGGTCGATGATCAACGGATGCACATGACTTTCTTTTATCTGATTCAAAAGGGAAGCCTGCCGTGGGTCGATCTGTTTATAACAGGGGGACTTTTACCAAGACCTCTGGGGGTGGGAATAAGCATTGTCTATCTTTACCCTTATCCATCGACTAATTTTTTCGGAGTAAGAACGACTATCGCGCCGGCTCCTTCTTACGTTTCGCAGATCAGCACAGTGACTGTTCCGCTTACGGGGCGAGTTTTAACGACGAGTGACGGCATCACGATTTAAGGAATGACATGGCTTCGAAGATCGCAAGAAAGACAGCTCTGATTTTTGGCGCAAGTTTAACCGCGGCTCCGGGCGGTTTGAATCAGTTCGCCTCGTTCGCTCAAAGCGGAGGAACTTCTGCGATCTATTCGACAGACCCCGCGGCCATTCAGACTCCTTCGTGGCTTTACGGTTGGGATGATGCACTTCAGGGCGGGCTACCAGTTCTTGAAGACCTTAACTCAGTTGATTATGTCCACAGCTATCAGATCGCTTACGGTCTTCAGCAGGGGATTCCCGAGTGGGATCCGGGAACTTATTACTTCATAAACAGCTTTTGTTCATTCAATGGCCTGATCTACATCAGCCTTCAAAACAATAATCTGAATCAAGAACCCGACACTCAACTCACTTACTGGAATTTAGTCGTTCAAGGAATTCCTATCTACTCAGGCGGGACTGACACAGGAGCGTCAAACGCTTATGTTCTAAATGTTCCGAACTTCCCAGTGAACGCCAGCATCAAAACGGGAACGAAGATAGTTTTCAAAATCGGAGCGAATAACTCAAATACAGGCGCGTCGACGCTGGTCTCTGTTACTGGTCAAACAGCTCTGAACATTGTCGATGCCAACGGTAACGCAGTTCTAGGAAACGGACTGGTAGCAGGACAAGAAGTTGAAGTCACTTTCGACGGAACCTCTTGGAGAGTTTTAGCTTTAGGAACGACAAACTTCTTCCCGAACTACGACCAAAATAGATGGTGGGCGATCAATGCTGACGGAGCTAACTCTGCAATTAACTGTGTTGGAATTAACAGTCTCGTAGGTATCGCTTCGGGTTCAAATAATACCCCTGCGCCTGGCAACGCTAACAGCGCAGATGGTCCAGCTGTTTCGATCACTGCCACAAGTACCGGCATCGATTACATGTGCGGATATGGACTCTCGAATAATTCTCAGCTGTTGTCGATCGGGATGGAATACTACGTCAAGTTTTCAGTAAGCGAAGACAACCTCTGTTTTGGATTCATAGATGGATTTCATTCGAACTCGAATAATCCTCAAGCGATGCTTGGAAGTCAAAACGGGATTCTTCTTTTTTCCGATGCTTCAATTCCGAACGTTTTCAGAATTGGGTATAACAACGGCGCGGGAGGTGCGACAGTCGTTAATACTTCGATCAGTAATATAGGCTCGACTGTTCACGAATTCAAAATGGTTATCGGGCCTACAAATACCACGATCACTCTCGATGGAACCGTGACAACGATTTTGACTTCGGCGATCGTGAAGAACGTTTACATGAGACCAGTTTTCATGGTCGAGGCCACCGTTGGGACTCTTAACCTTCTTTGTGCTTATTGCAAATATCCAGCTTAAGGAAAAGTCATGGGTTCTAGAATTTATCAATGGGGAACATTCAATAGCTACGCGGCGCTTGTGGCCGGCTCAACTCCCTTAGATGGGGATGTCGCGAACGTTATTATGGGCGGGGTGTCGACGAAATGGTACTATGACGCAACGCTGACGCTTTGGAGAATTGACGGGCAGTTCATCACTACGTCAAGCGTTTTAGGCGCGAATACTTTACTGGCTGGAATGTTGGGCGGGGATTTTGCAAAGGCAACCGACACAGGACAAGTCGCTCAGTGGAATTCAGTTCAAGGGAGCTACACTTATGTTTCGTAAAATCTTTCTAGCCTTACTTTTGACTTTAGGTTTCGCTCATGCCGAAACTCAATACTCAAACCCTTCTGCTCTCGCGATAGTAACCCCTTTTCCGGGACAAGAAGCTTATTTCCAAACAGCTACACCAAACGCGAACAGAGGCGTTTTCACTTCTTCGGGATGGCGTTTCTATCAGGACAGCGCAGGAACTAAAACTGCTACTCCAACATTCACGAACACCGCTACAAACACAGTTACCAACACAGCGACTCTTACTGCGACGAATACACCGACAAACACTGTCACAAGCACCCCGACGAATACCGCTACCTTTTCAGTGGCGAACAATCAGCCTGTCACTTACAACGGAACTGGAAACATTGTAGGAGTTGGGCCAACTTCTACTCCACTGAGTTTCTCTGCAGGAACGACGATGGTGTCTGTAGCTTATCAAACGACCTCGGGAGTCGCCGGTGGGAACTTAGTCTCGACAGCAACTCCTTATCCGATCAACAGCTACATTCAGAATGATAATTCCGTAGGCGGAGCGATCACCAATAACTCTTTCACTCTTGCGGCTGGAACTTACAAAGTCGTCAGCGGTTTTGTTCAGTTGGACCAAGCGGGAGCGCTTCAGTTAAATCTCTACAACATAACTGATTCTGTCGTGGTGGCTAGAACAAGTTCGATCTTTGCGAATAACGGTACGACATCAAACGGGATTGTAGGTGTGTGGGCGCCTGGCTATACATTCACGATCGCAGGAACTAAGACATTCGCAATTTATGTTCTCGGCGGAACTAACGGCTCTGGGTCTCAGACTATGGGTTTCCCATCGAGTACAGGTTTAGAAAACTATTTTTCTCTTTGCTTGCTGAAAACTAATTAAGGGCGGTGATTAAGATGAAAAAGATTCTGGCGATTTTAATTCTGATGGTGATGGCGACACCCTTGTTCGCTCAGGTCTAATCTGTCACAAACGTTTTAGTTTCGGGATGCGCTCAAGCTGGACAAACAATTCCCGTCACGTTCACAGTCACTGATGACGGTCAATTCGGGACAGTGAATTATGATCTTTATTTTTCCACCGACAGCTCAATCACTACTGGGGATTGGTCTTCGTACAATCAAGCGACGATCGTCTGTCCCGCAGGAACTCTCGACGGTTATAGTTTTAACGACAACGGGAACACTGTGAACACGATCGTTCAAAATGTTGTCGTTCCTGCCTCTGGATTTTCTGGATACATCATTGTCGCGGCGGTTGAAAACGGTTTGTCGATTCCTTGTTCGAGTGTGAATGGGTTCACTGCTTTCGTTTACCCTTGCACAAGCACACCCACTCCAACTTTTACGAATACGGCTACAAATTCGGCTACACAAACTCCTAGCCAGACCGCCACGAATACAGCGACTAACACGAACACGAATACCTCTACTCAAACGGCGACTAACAGCGCGACGATGACCGCGACCAATACTCCGAACTTAACATTCACAAACACTCGCACTGCTACGAATACTTCCACGAATACGTCGACGAACACAGCTACTCAGACAGCAACTCAAACCGCTACCAACACAGCGACTCAGACTGCTACGAATAGCGCTACGAATACCTGTACGAACACAAACACGAATACTTTCACTCAGACCGCGACTAACACAGCGACAACTACTGTCACTCAAACATTCACGAACACCGCCACGATGTCCGCAACGAACACAGCGACTCTGACTCCGTTCAGAACAGCCACGCCAACGATCACGAACACGATCACCTACACTCCGACTTTAACGCCTTCGCCTTCTGTGACTCCTGTCGCGACAATGCCTGGCATCCCCGTTTATCAGCAGTCTTCCTACTTGGGAAGTCAGTCGATGGGTGTGACGGGATCCGGTTCGTCTTATCTGTTGCTTCCTTCGATCGTGAACTATGCGGGTCAAGTAGACTCGAACTCGTCGATCGGACAGTGTCAGGTCGCTTGGGTTGGTAGCTTCGACGGCGGAGCTTCTTATCCTGCGACGATCATGAGCGTGACGATTACTGGCGCGACTCCTGTGGCAACGTGGGCGAACGTAGGTCTCGCTTACTTAGACATCAAACCGATTCTTTACAACTTAACTCCGACGAACACTGTGACGCCCGTGGTCGTTTATTCCATCGTAAGGTAAGAAAATGGAACTCTCGTACAGCGACATTCTCGAAATCTGTCGTTCGCCTTTGGTGATAGTTCTTGCGATGGTTGTCGCGATGTATGCGACTTACTTGGTGATGAGAACTTTTAACAATCTCGCGAACAAGGACGAGGTCAGAAAACAGTTTGATCATGTAGAGGTCTCAATGCTTAAGAAGATCGATTACGATCATCAGGAAGCTCTTTCAACGAACATCCACAAAGACCTTCAGAAGTCTAATGAGATGTTGGCTAAATTGGTCGATAAGCACGAAACAATGGTCAACGATCACGAGACTCGAATTTCTGTCGCTGAATCAAAACTGAGAGCCAGCTAGTGAAAATCGTCCTCGACCTTTCACACTATCAGGGCGGGGATGTTGGATATCTAGACGTAAAGAATGATCACCAGAACATCGACGGAGTCATTCTCAAGGTGGGACAGGGCGCGACCTACGTCGACCCGGACTTTCAAAAGAATCTCGCAGGTTTCAAAGCTGTAGGTCTACCTGTCGGCGGGTACTTCTTCTATGACCCTCTAGTCGACCCCGTGGTTCAAGCGACAAACTTCTACAATCAGATCAAGGACGCTAAATTGGACCTGGTACCTGTGATCGATGTCGAACAGGCTAAAGGTTGGAACACTCTCGCGATCGAAAAGATCAGTGAAGACCTGCAGGCTTTCTGCGATTTCATTCAAGAAAAAATGAATGTCGTCCCGATGATCTACACAGGCCCCGCGTTCATTAAGCAATATCTCGGAGCCTTCCCGCTTGGCTATTACAGACTTTGGCTGGCTGAGTACACGATTGAAACTCCGATTGGCTTTAACTGGGTTATGTGGCAACATACCTCAGGAGGAAAGGTCGACGGCATCGTTTCGAACGTCGATATGAGTTATCTCAAGTCAGATGATCTGACACCGATTTTGATGACTGCCTAATCCCCCTCGGGGAATAGTGGAAGAATCTACATTTGGGTCTAGTGAATGTGATCGAAGCTCCCGCTTCTTCCTTAAAAATTCGGGCGAGAGCGCCACTCCTAAAGAACTACATGAACCGGTTCAAACATTCACGGGTTCATTTCGCTCCTCGGAAAGCTGGGGTTCATGGCGCAGGGTGGCCTAATGGTAGGGCGCTTGGTTCATACCCAAGAAATTGGAGGTTCAACTCCTCCCCCTGCAACCAATTTTTTTAAAAGGAGTTTTTTATGAAAGGTTTTTTAAGCATCTTTGGGAAAATCTGGGCTGGTTTGGCTCACATCTTCGGGCAGGTTCTGAAGAACAATCTTTATCCGATCTCCGACTTCGCGATTCATCTTTTGATCGGTGTCGTGGGCGGAGCTGTTCTGCCGGCAGTTAAGAGTTACATCTTGATGCCTGGCGCTCCTCTGACTTTTGGCGGGTTGACTCCTGTCATCACTGGCGCTTTTTTAACTGGCATCGTGTCCGCTTTGAAACATGACCCGAGTCAGATTATCTCGACGCTGGCTGCCAACGTTACGCCTGATCAGATCGCCAACGCGAACACTGTGATCGATGCGAAAGTTTTGGCTTTAATTCCTAAGCCGAAGTCCGCGGTTCCTCCGAGCGCTGGTTTGTTTTTGATCGGTCTCTTGCTGTTGGCGGGATCTTCTTTCGCGGCGAATCCGATTTCAGTCATCGGTGTTCCTGTTAGCCCGACACTTCAAGAAGATGACTTCTTGCTGATGCCGTTCACGAACGTGAACATCTACACGGCGAACGGGAAAACGAACTACGGTCTGGGTGTCGCTTACGGTTTAGCCTATGCGAACGTCAATCCTCAAGGCGATGGAAGCTATCAAGTTTCGCCATTCTGTTATGTCGCTCCTTACTGCTCGTTAGAGATCGCGAACTGGATTAACAGCGCGACTCTTTCGCCTGTGAGCGTCGACTATGGTTTGATGGTCGGTCTTCCTCAGCTCGACCCTTCGATCGCGCAGGTCGGCTTAACTATTAACTGGAACAGTTTGAACAATCAGTTTCTAGACAGTCATCCGACGATCGGGATTAGCGCCGCTTTTCCTCTCGACGTTTTGTCAGGTGGACTGCTTCGTAAAATTAACTGAGACAGAATCTTTGGGGTTTAGGGACTCCTTAGAGCGTTGAAGGGTAGGCCTCGAAGTTATGAGCTTCGGGGCCTTTCTATGTGCTGGATAGACGGTTTCGGACGTTTGTGAACAAAGACTCACCCACCTGAAAAACTCTCAAAAAAACATCGTTTAAATCAAAATACTTTTAAAACCCAATGCCAGCCACGCGGAAACCTCTTAAATATCCATATACTTATTATGTAAAGATATATATATTTATTGCAGGAGGTTTATATATGAAAAAGACGCTTACGAGTTTCAACATTCCTGACGACATAAAGATTGAGTTTAAATCGTGGCTCATCAGGAACGATATTTTTCAAGGTGACGCGCTTGTTTGTTTCGCTGAGTTGGTAGTTAAAGACAAGGCGATATCTGAAAAAATCATCGAAGAATTAAAACATAAGAAAGGAAAAGTGATAACACCTGAAGTTAAAAGGTCTGCTCAAAACATAATGGCTCTCGCTATTCAGCGAGGGAAATTAAATAGAAAGTCTTGTGAAGTCTGCGGTGATGCAAATACTGACGGGCATCACAGAGACTATTTGAAGCCTTTAGAAGTTGTCTGGTTGTGCAGGAAGCATCACAAAGCAGAGCATAAAAAAAATTAAGGAGTCGCACATGGGGAAACCAGAAGTAAAGAAGTGTCCCGCCTGCAGTTCAACAGGTGAACACGAAATCGGATGTGAAGTGTTTCTGAAAGAGTTCTACGCTCCGCGCTCAAAGGCGCAAGTTATCTCGGGAGATCACAGAGATTTCGGAAACCCTACGGGTCGAGAAATCGAAGAAGCCCTGCATCCTGAGAGAGGCGCTTACTCTGAGACCTTCAAAGAGTTCTGTAGAACATTTAGAGTCCTGCCTCAAAACGCTCGTGTCTTAGAACAAGAGAATGACTTTTTGTTCACCTCGTATCAGGTGACAGGGAACAAAAAACATTTCATCTATTGTCGCGTACCTTCTGAAGGAATGAAGTTCGTTGAGGTGAAACCATGACGACAACTTTAAAGAAACACACCTTCGCGAACAAACCGACAGAGATGTTGTTTAACTTAATCAAGTCAAACGAAGAAGCTTCCTGCGACTGGACTGACACAGCCTTCGATCTTTTGGGCGATGCTCAACGTGACAGCTCTATCGCAGAGGAAGATAAGGTTCATGAAGCTTCTAAAAAACTAGCTGATGAAATCGAGCGAGTTCAATATCACGAACTCGAATCGTCAAACATCGGCGAAAAAAGTCCCATCCGTTGTCTCTATACAGTTCAGCTTCAGACTATCGACTTCATAGGCATCGCTGAGATTTTGATCAGGGAGGTTCTTTGATGGCTTTTTACTGCGAGAAGTGCGCGAAGGAAGCTCGTCAACTGTTCAAGCTCGGCGGGTTCAAGCTGTGCGAGAACTGCTACAAACCTGAGAAAGAAATCAAACGAAAGGAGTTCGATGACTTCTATGAGTCTCAGAAGCAGATCAAGGCGATCGCTGAGCCTAAGGTGTCTAAACCTCTCGACCCTCAGAAGTACCCTGTCAGAAACTGGATAAAGGAACTGATCTTCAGGGACGAGAAAATTCACAAGGCGAAGCTCATCGGCGAGATGGAAGAGAAGGGATATAAGCCCGGGACTGTGAAGTCTCAGATGAAAAGAATCGAACGCGACTATGTCGTCACGAACGATTTCATTTTTCTGAATAAGGAAGTTCAGTCGAAGGAAGGAGTGAAGGTATGAGTCGATATAAGGTTTGGACGACGAAGGACGGTCAAAAGATTCCTCTGAATAAACTTGAGGATTCACATTTGATCAACTGCGCTCTCCTGCTCGAAAAGAAGTTCGAGATGTTGCCTTTTGAAATGATGACATCAGCTGATTCGATGAGCGGTGAGATGGCTCAAGACTGTATCAATCGAGAGGCTGAGGGAATGTTGATGAACCCTGAAGACGGGCC